GAAGCTAAACTCCGACATGGATACGATCGATGCTCTGTTCACAGCTAACGGAACGGGAACGTCTGTTGGCCTGAATGTCGGTAGCGGGAAAACCCTGTCCGTTGCTGGTACGGCGTCAATCAGCGGCACGCTTGTCGTTCCAACTTCGACTTCTCCTGCTCAGACCACCGATGGTTCAGTTGTGTGGGATAGCGATGATAATCTACTGACTGTAGGAACTGGCGCTGCCCGTAAGGTCATGGTTGACACGGACAGCACGCAGACGCTGACGAATAAGACGCTGACTAGCCCTGCTGTATCTGGCGGTACAATTGACAACGCGTCGGTTGGCGGCACGACACCCGCCGCTGGCGCGTTCACGTCACTTTCGGCGACGACATTTACAGGCGCGTGGGCATCAATCCCCGCTGGCACAAAGATGCTATTTCAGCAAACCAACGCGCCCGTTGGTTGGACGAAAGACACGACGCATAACAATAAGGCTTTGCGCATTGTCAGCGGCGCGGCATCCAGCGGCGGTACGGTAGCATTCACGACGGCGTTCGCTTCACAGTCGGTTTCGGGTACTGTTGGTAATACCACGCTCACAACGGATCAGATTCCGCTGCATGGGCATTCGTTCAGGGTTAATACCAGCGGCCAAACTTCGTTCACACTAGCATCCACTGGAAGCATCTTGCTGACAACAGGGTCAGCGACAAACAGAAGTGCATTCACTGGCACGCCATCCGACAGCGCAGGTGAACAAATTGGCGGCACAGGCGGTGGCAATTCTCACACGCACACATTCACCGGCACAGCGATTGATTTGGCTGTCCAATATGTCGATCTCATCATTGCCACGAAGGACTGACGATGCAGATCAAGAACGGCACATTCTGTCCTTTGATTAAGAAAGACTGCGTACAGCTTCAATGCGCGTGGTTCACCTGCTTGCGCGGGACAAATCCTAATACGGGGCAGGAAGTGGACGAGTGGATGTGTGCAATTAGTGCGTTGCCAATGCTGCAAATTGAGGTTGCCAAGGAAGCTCGCCAGGGCGCTGCGGCGACTGAGAGCTTCAGAAATGAAATGGTCGTCGCAAATGAGAAGAGCGTAAATCTCTTTTCTGCAATGGTCCAACCAAAGATTAAATACATAGAGTAGTGCCATGATAACCTCTCTAGCTGGACTTAATCTTATTAAGGAGTTTGAAGGCAGGCGTCTTCAGGCGTACTTGTGTCCGGCTGGCGTTTGGACGATTGGCTATGGGCATACAACAGCGGCGGGGGCTCCTGCCGTTTCAAAGGGCATGTCTATCACGCCAGAAGAAGCGAATGACATACTCAAGAGAGACTTAAAAAAGTATGAGACTGCCGTATCCCAAGCTGTGAAAGTGCCTTTGTCCCAGAATGAATTTGATGCTCTGGTCAGCTTTTGTTTTAACGTAGGGCCTGGGGCATTTGCAAAATCTAGCTTGGTCAAAAAGCTGAACCGTCGAGAGCGAGATGCTGTTCCTGCCGAACTGATGAAATGGACCAAAGGTGGCGGGCGAGAACTCCCCGGCCTTGTCAGGCGGCGGCGGGCAGAGGCTAAGTTATGGCGTGGATTGGATTCGGTTGAGACTGTGAACCAGGACGAATCTAGGATCACGCCTGAATCGCCAAAGCCAAAGAAGACGATCACGGAATCGAGAGAAGCCAACGCCGCAGCAATAGCTGGTGCAACCGCTACGGTTACAGCAGGCTTGGAAGCCGCTCCCCACATTCAGACACTTTCCGATGCTCTGGGCCGTCCTGTCGTTCTGGCATTGCTGATGATTGCTGGCCTATGTGCCGCAATTTGGTGGTTCAGGCGGCAGCGGCTTGAGGAGGACGGAGTATGAGTTGGCTGACCTTCATCTTCTCTCCGATAGGCCGCTATTTAAGCTTGGTCGGAGGCGTGATTACGGCTGTTTTTGTGATATATAAGAAGGGCCGCAAGGAAGGGATTGAAGACCTCCAGCGCGAGCAGGAACGTGAGAGGGCAAGGAGAAGCCGCAATGCACTGGAAGCTGATGACAGTGTTCGCCGCGACATTTCTTCTGGCCGCTTGTACCAGAACGACGGCCATCGTCGGGACTGATGCCTGTTCGTTTTGGAAACCGATTTCGTGGTCCTTAAAGGACACGGCTGAAACGGTAGAAGGGGTAAAAATCAATAACGCGCGGCAGAAGGCATATTGTGCTGGGGACTGATATGACTGACCAATATGATCTGCATCGCGAGATAGGCTCCCTTTTATCTCAGGTTGAAGTCTTGAACCGTGAAATGAAAGAAATCAGAGGCGACGTTCGTTCTTTGAGGGACGATTTCAGTTCCATCAAGGGAGGCGGTCGTGTCATGATGGGAATCGCGGCTCTTTTCGGGAGTGGCTTTACGTGGGCCTTGTCTAACTTCATCGGGAAGCACTGATGCCCTTTACGCCAATAGACATACCCCCTGGAGTTGTGAAAAAAGCTACCCCCCTTCAGACGAAGGGGCGGTGGTGGGATGCTAACCTAATCCGGTGGCAGGCAGGAAAACTGACGCCAGTTGGCGGATGGGAGCGTATCACAAGCACGCCATTGAGCAGTGCTGTTCGTGGTATTTTTACATGGACGACAAATGATAATATCCAACTTGCTGCCATTGGACTGAGTGGCGGCCTGTATGTTCTTAATGGAGCAGTATATACGGATATAACGCCTGCGAATTTCGTAGGTGAAGAAACAGGATTTTCTGGTGCGTATGGCGCATCTGATTATGGTGAGTTGTATTACGGATTGGATGATCCTGAATACACGATCTCGACTGCGGTCAGGTCTTCCAATGTCGTTACAATAACGACTTCAACAACACACCAATTCCAGACGGGTACATCCGTTGTGATAGCTGGCGTCACCACGTCCAGTTTCAATGGCACGTTTACCATCACGAGAACAGGAACTACCACGTTTACGTATGCGCAGACGGCGGCAAATGCATCGTCTTCAGGGGGGACAGCAACTCTCCCAACGGCGGATATTAGACCGGCATCGGCTGCGTTCTTCCCGGCTTTTTCATGGACGTTTGATAACTGGGGAGGCGACATCCTGGCTGTTGCATCCAGTGACGGGCGTTTGCTTCATTATGAAAATGGTGAGTCTGTTGCAAATCAAGCTGGGATAGAACCTATATCGAGTGCTGCTCGTGTCTCGAACGTCATCACGTTTACGACATCTGCCAATCATGGATATACGGCTGGCGATACTGTTATCATAACTGGCAACACGGAATCGACGTTTAACGACACGTTCACGGTTGCTTCTGTGCCGTCTGGAAACACATTCACTGTCAGCGATTCAGGTTCTGACACAACTGGAGCTGGAGGAACGGCAACGGTTTCTCCCGCTGTGCCTCTCAATAATCGCGCTGTTATTGTCACGCCTGAGCGACATGCGGTTCTGATTGGGGCTGGTGGAGAAAAGCGCCGTGTTGCATGGTCTTCAAGAGAAGACTTTGCGGACTGGAATTTTGCTAGCACAACTAATACGGCGGGGTATCTCGATCTCGACACATCTAGCCAACTTGTGATGTGTGCACCTGTACGCGAAGGCACTCTGATCTGGACGCAAGATGAAGCATGGCTGATGCGATACATCGGCCTCCCTTACATCTACAGCATCGACCGCATTGGTTTTGGGTGCGGCTTGATTGCGCCAAAGGCTTTTGCGACGTATGCCGGTCGCTGCGTCTGGATGGGCAAAGAGAGCTTCTGGCTCTATGATGGCGGTGTTGTTCGCCCGCTTGCCTGCGATCTAGGTTCCTATGTCTTTGAAGACATCAGTCAGGATTACGGCGCTCTTTATACACATGGTTCGGAGAATAATATATTCCCGGAAACATGGTTTTGGTATCCGTCTACCACCTCTACAACTCCAGACAAATATGTAATCTACAATTACGCGGAGGGTTGGTGGTCCAATGGTACGATGGACAGGACAGCAGCTTGTGGGGCTGGTGTCTTTTCTTATCCTATCGCTGCCGACAGCAATAATGACCTGTACTATCAGGAATCAGGCTGGACGAATGCGGGTGCCCCGATAGAGACGGATCGCTATGCTGAGACAGGTTCACTGAATGTCAGTAATGGCAACCTCCTCTCTTTTGTGCGCCAGGTGATGACAGATAGCGGTGTTGGCTATGATTCGACACAGCTTGAGTTCTTTTCCTCATTCACGCCAGAAGGCAGTGAAACGACATCTGGGCCATATACCCCTCGATCTGACGGATATACGGATGTTCGTGTCACGGGTAGAGATTTCCGGATCAAGGTGGCAGCGCGCGAAGACGCACCTTGGAGTATCGGGGAAATGAGAATGGATATAACAGCGAAGGGTGGGCGATGAGACTTTCGATTCCGCCTCCTCCTCCAAGCTATGATTCCGGTTATTTCATCCGCGCTTTCTCTTCCATCGAGCAGGCTTCCTACTTTAATGTAACCCGCATAGAATCGGTTGACGGCATTTTACTTCAGGCTCCTGATGGCGGGGTCTGGAAGGTGAGTGTGGACAACTCAGGAAACGTCACAACGGTATCGGTGCCACTTGGACAATCGGGCGCTCCTCCTTACTAAGATGGAAAAGGCCCT